TTGACGAAGATGGCACACCAGTAATCACAGATGGTTATATGTTGCCAAGTAATGTATTGGTTGCAGCCTTTACCAAGTTGGTAGCACAGCTGGGAAAGTGACAGGTGGTGATTTCTCACCGGAATCGCCTGAGGTTTATACTGCTGTGACCTTGGATAGATTGGGTAATAGATATGGTCTATTGCCCAGTGAAGTAATGACACGTGCCACTACCTTGGACATTATGGTTCTTGATGTGGCTCTAAGTTATGAAAAATATCAAAGGGATAAGGCAGAAGGTCGAACTCCAGAGTTTAAGGAAGATGATTTAAAAGCAGCATTACAAACTTTTAAGGGAAAGCATATAGATGGCAAATAGCATAAAAGTTGATATCAGTGGACTAACAGCCAAGGTCACTGAACTTAAAAAGATCAAACATATGGCCATGCCCATTGTTGAAAAACATTTTCACGATATCACTCCTATAGATACCGGTAATGCTCGCAATAATACACATTTAGAAAATGGTGAATATGTTGCGGCATTATATCCTTATGCATCAGTATTGGATCAAGGTCGTTTCCTAAGTGCTAAAGGTATGAGAGGATCACTACAAGCACCACACGGTATGAGTAAACCCACACGAGAGTTTATGAAGAAAATCATTCCACCAATGATACAAAAAATAGGACAAAAGAAATAAGGGGCAACCATGGCAGATATCAGCGTCACACTCGTATTAGATGATAGTCAATACACTGCAAAACTAACACAGGCACAAGCGGCTGCACAGGCCTTTGGTCAAAATACCACTAAGACCATGACTGATGCCACTGCGGCAATTCAAAAGGTTTTGGATAAATTGGGTCAAATGACTCCTGCTTTTACACAATTGAAATCCGGTATTGATAATGCTGCCAAAAGTTTTGATAATCTAGGTGATAGGGCTAAAACCAATTCTGATTCTGCTAAATCTAGTTTAGAAGGATTATCCACCCAACTTAAAGGATTGGTCGGTGCTTTTAGTTTAAGTGCCACGGTTAGTTTAACTGAAGACCTATTAAAAATGTCTAATGTTGTCCATAATATGGGCGAAAGTTTAGGTATTGGCACAGCCGCTATGTTACAACTAGGTGCCGCTGGTATTGCTGTAGGTATAGATACACAAAAAGTTGGTCAAATGTTAGAACGTATGGTTTCAGCGGCGGACCAAGCCGAAGATGGTAATATGAAACTTCGAGCAGCGTTTAATGCTGTTGGTGTTTCGATGAGAGATTTGAATCAACTATCTCCAGATGAATTGTTTAAGAAAGTTATCGAAGGATTAAAAGGTATAGATAATGCTGGCGAACAGGCTAGATTAAAAATGGAAATCTTTGGCCGAGGTGCTATGGGATTACCATTAAACACTTTATCTCAACAACTTATTAAAGCCAGCGAAGATTTAGAAAAACACGCTGCCGCTGTAGATCAAGCAGCCTTAGAATATAATAAAATACAAAGTGCTTTTAATACCTTTTCATTAAATTTATTATCAACAGGTTCACAAGATATTGGATTTTTAAGTAATCTAATATCTAAATTCTTAGAATCTAAAGATGCGGTATATATATTTGTCAGTGCGGTGACCACAGCCATAACATTTGCGCTTCGACCTGCTTTATTATCTTTAATCGGAGCATTTACTGGTGTTAGTGCTTCGGCAGTAGCGGCCTCTGCAGGAATAGCAGCATTATTACCTGAAGCAATGTTATTAGCAGGGGCAGTTCTATTAGTAGGTGAAATTATTTTATCTGCTTTTGATATCCATCCTATCGATAATTTTATGAATAAGATGAAAGATTTAATAGGATTAACAACTGATTTAAAAAATTCTACCGAAGAACAAGCAAAATTACCTGTTAGTTCTAAATCTGCTTTAGATCCTAATGCTGCCAAAACTGCTGAATTACAAGGTGTATTGGCTAGACAACTTGCTGCCAATACAGCCGCACAAGAAAGACTTAAACTTGAAATCAGTTTGGTAGGTGCCAGTGAAGATCTGCGTAAATCTAGATTGGCTGCATTTGATGAGGATGTCAAGGTTGGTAAAGAAATGGAAACTAACCTTAATAAAATCAAGGTATTGCAGTTGGAAATGGCCAATAATCCAACTCATCCTGATTATGGTCCTGAAATATCAGCATTACAACAACAAAATAAACTATTGTTGGATCAATATGGTGCTATGGGTCCATTGACTGAAGCATTTATTCAAGCACAACAAGCACAAAAGTTAAAAGTATTGTATAGCAATCAAGAACTTGAAGTCGCTACAAAACTTAAAGATATTCAACAACAAATCGCGGCCATAGGTGGCGGTCGACAAGGACAAGGCGAAACTGCTGGTATTACAGCAATGAACAAGGCCATTGAAGCCGCACAAAAGTTAAGAGAAGAACAACTTGCTAGAAAGTTAAATGAACAAGAGTTTCAAGAAATTCTAACTCGAGAACAGGCAGCATATAAACCATTGATTGCCGCAGAACAGGCTCTTGCTGATGCCAAGGCTCGTCAGGCTATTAATGTGGTATCCAGCAATCAAGAAGAAGATGTAATCAAACGCATCAAAGATCTTAGAGTCGCAATGGCCGAGTTGACCATGAGCACTCAACAAAAAGAACTGGCCAATATTGAAAAGATTGCCAATGCTCAAACAGAGCAGTTAGATAAAGCCATGAAAGCCAACTATGGTGATGCTTGGTTATTACAGACCGATGCAGTGGCAGAATACAACAAGGCCTTAGATAAATCTGTGGCCAGTATGAAAGAACTAACTGATGCTACCAATGCTAATCTTGCCAAGAGCAAAGAGTTTTCCACAGGTTGGACACAGGCTTCAAATCAGTTTATTGATGATGCTACCAATAATGCCACCGTGGGTAAACAACTATTCACAGGAATGACCGATGGTGTTATTAAGGCCATTGATAGTATGGTTAGCCACGGTAAGTTTAGTTTTAAAGATTTATTTGCCAGTTTATTAATGGACATTATGAATGCTCAACTTCGTCAGGCCATGTTGGGCATTATGGGTATGTTTGGTAATCAAGCCGCTGGACAGGCTGCATTAAGCGGTGGTGGATTGTTCAGTGGCATTGGTGCTATGTTAAGTGGATTTGGCGCCAATGGTGGTGTATCAACTAGCATTATGGATGCTGGTGTTAGTTCAGGTAGTAGTTTAGCCTCGGGCACTATGTTTGCTTCAGGCGGCGGAACTATTGGTTCAGGTCAAATGGCCATTGTGGGTGAAGCAGGTCCAGAACTTGTTAAAGGTCCCGCAAATGTGACCAGCAACTCTGCATTGAATAATCTAACTGGTGGTGGCACTACCGTTAATCACAATTATACCATACAGGCTGTGGATGCCAAATCAGTGGCACAACTATTTTATGAAAACCGTATGACCGTATATGGCACCGTTCAACAAGCACAGAAAGAACTTCCATTCCGTAGTGCTCAACCACAATATTAAGGATTAGACAATGACAATAACAACAACCTGTCTACAAACAATAGTTAATCACGCGGAGACCATAAATCTTAATCGTCGTCGTGTTATTGGCATTCAATATACCAAAAGTCAAATAGCCAATGTGACAGAAACCATTACACGCTTGCCTTGGCAAATAAAAGTTAAAAATAGTGCTTATTATGATTATGCTGATCCTGCCACACGAGCCTTGGTAGAGCAGTTAGATTATTTGGATCGCCGTTATGTAGAAACCATTAGTTTCAGCAACAATGCCAACCTCAGTTATTTCTTTAAGTATCAAGGTGATCTAACTCCAAGTCAACAATCACAACTGACCGTTAATAGTTTTACAGGAAATACTCTAGTATTGAATGTTAATAGTGCCAACATTAGTGCTGGCCGATATGTGGTAAAACAAGGTGATTTTGTGCAAATAGTGGGCTTTCCATACCCATTTACTGCCTTAGGCGATGTGGTTTATGTTAGTGGCAGCACGGTCACTATTACGACACATAGACCTAACTTTATTGATCCCATTAATGGTTATGCCAATCAACACGTAAACTGGGGCAATGCTGTAGAGTTTCAAGTATTTTGTAATAATATGCCTACCTATACTTTTGTCAAAGCCGGCAATACCGCTGCCATTACCTTTGACAGCGAGTTTCAGTTATATGAATATACAGGCAACCTTGTGACAAATATAAATGAAGTAGTAGGTTAATATGAATAAGATCCAGTTCGTTAACAGTACCACTAATATTAAAGTAGCAGAGTTTATCAGCATCAATGTCACACCTATCAATACCAGTGTGAATACTGCTTCGGTGGTCACACTGAATATTTCTACAAGTTATCGCAATGAAACCTGCACGGTGGATCTTACCACTGGCACCACAGCATTGACATTTGAAGCAGTAAGTGGATTATTAAATGTTGGCGAATACCACAGAGATCTACAAAGTTCAAGCAATGATACCAGCATTAGTCTAGATGGTGTTAGTCAAACACAAATACAAAATGGTGCTTTAAGTGGCATTGGATTGGTGTTAAACTATAATATCAAAGGTTCACCATTGACCATATGGCGTGGATTCTATGATGATTCAGGTAATCTAATGACCTATACGGATGGCCAAGGTCGCACTCGACGACTTATTCAACGCTTTTATGGTGTGGTCACAAGTTTTACCATTACAGAAAACTCTGATCCACAGAATCTATATTATAGTATTGTGTTAAACTGCTCAAGCATCAAAACAATATTGAGTAATAATGTTGTGGGTCGTAGAACCAATCACGATGATTTCCAACATCAAACTTTGGGATATATGTATCAAGATGGTATGGGCAATTGGCAACTAAGTGCCACCAAGACAGGCGATAACTCAGACTATGATACCAGTATGGATCAAGTGGCACCTTTGAATAATGCTTACTTTAACTTTGGACAAAAGCCGTGATCACATACCAATATGAAAACTTTACCGTGGATTTAATGAATGAAATCGAACCATTATTACTTGAGCATTGGAAAGAGTTGGCTTTGGACCAAAATACAATCACTCTCGAACCGGATTGGGCTGCTTACTGGTTGGCAAAAAGAAATAATAATCTATGTGTTATCACTGCTCGTAGTGATGTTTTACTTATAGGATATTATGTGGGATTTATCAAACCACATCTTCACTATAAGAATAGCCTAACTGCTTACAATGATATCTATTGGATTCATCCAGATTATCGTCAGGGTATGACAGGCATAAAGTTTTTAAAGTATATTGAAGAGTTTATGAAAAACGCAGGTGTTCAAAGAATCATAATGAATACCAAGGCACATTTGGACAAAAGTCCAATATTTGAACGATTGGGTTATAGACCCAGTGACATCGTTTATACAAAAGTTTTAGGATAATATTATGGCTGTATCTGCTGTTGTTGATTTTGTATTAGGTGAAGGAGCATTTGCCGCTGGTGGCTTTGCGGCCTTTGCTGTGGCCACTGCTTATCGTATTGTGGTAGCCATGGTTATTGGCAGTATTGTTTCAAGATTATTAGCCAAAACTCCTGCCACT